ACAGCGCGAACGCGACAGAAGACAAAATTCTCACTGTGAAGGCAACGTATAATACAAATGATGAATTGAATTCGGAATACAACTGGACTGTTAAAAACTTACAAGGAGTTTAGCAATGAAGAGAATTATATTTGTGCTTATGATTACTTTAATGGCGGAACTCTACCGTGCTGACTGGGAAAAGCATTGGGACCACTCGAAGGACAAGCGATCATGAAGTGCGATTGCGATCAATGTGAATTGGAAAGAATTCACCCTCTGCCTAAGCCGCCTTCTGGATTAATTCCAGGAACTGGGTATTTTGACGCGAAGACAAAGAAGTCCGACATAGCTGCATGGTATGCGGAATGTGTTGAGTGGAAAATAAAACATGGAGGATGGCACTGATGCCTATTCAACAATGTACGATGCCGGATGGTCGCAAGGGATTCAAATTGGGATCTTCAGACAAGTGTTATGCGATGAAGGTGAAAGATGAAGCCCAGGCAGCGGATGTTCAGGCAAGTGGATGGACAGGCAAGATGTTGAATTCGTTATTTCAAAAGAGCCTAATTGCCGCAGCAAATTCGACCGTGGAGAAGGTTGATCTTGTCAGCGTCCTGCTCAAAGTCAAAAAGCCAAAACCCCGCCAGCTAAAGTCAGCGCCGCGTAGTCTAATCGCAGCAAGTAAGAAAAAAATGGCAGGCAAGTTGACAGCTTACTTCGCCAGCCAAAAGTCGCGCATCATCGCGCAGGTGTTGGCCGGGTACAAAGAGCCTGCGAAAAAGAGCCTTTTGGTTCACTCTCTCTTCAAATCCAAGACCCCAGAAGAACTCGTTGCACAAGTTCAACTCGAAGGTTGGAGTGCAATTGTTGATGAAGAAATAACACCTGAAGTGGAAGCAGCATTCAACGCGGCAGGTATGTCCGCTCTCGAATCGCTGAACATACCAATAACTTCCGACATGACGGATTTGGTGAATGAGCGCGCATCGCTTTATGCCGAAGAATTGTCGGCGCAACTCGTGACAGACATCGACGACAGTACGCGTGAAATGATTCGCAGCAAAGTACAGCAAGCTGTGGACGAAGGGTGGTCATCGAGTGAGTTGTCGGAAGCATTGGCAGACAGTCGCGCATTCGACCCAGCACGTGCTGAACTGATTGCAGATTATGAACTCGGATCCGCGCTTGAAGCTGGCAATCTTGTCGGGTGGCAGGCCAGCGGCGTCGTGCAAGGCAAGCAGTGGCTGACGGCAGACGATGATCTTGTTTCTGACGAATGTCAAGCCAATGCTGATCAGGGTGTTATTCCATTGGACGAAGAGTTTCAGAGCGGGGACGACGCCCCCTTGGCTCACCCTTATTGTAGGTGTGTTATTGTAGGTGCCGTTCAAGAAGACAATTCTGATCAATAAATATGTTGCTTTTTAATTAGATGCGACGCATAATTGCGCAAACATGAAAAGGATTTTCCATGAAAGTATTTGCCCAGCTGTCAAAAGTTGATGTTGAAAAACGTTTAGTCTATGGTCGTGCTGCACAAGAAACACCAGACCATTCTGGCGAGGTGATGGACTATGCTCAGTCAAAACCGAATTTTGTTAAGTGGTCTGCTGAAATGTCTAAGGCCACTGGCGGCGCATCCCAAGGAAATATTCGCGCAATGCACGGAAATGTGGCGGCTGGCAAAGTTCAAGAATTAATCTACAACGATGATGAGCATGCCATTGATGTTGTCGCAAAGATCGTTGACGACAATGAATGGTCAAAGGTGCTTGAAGGTGTGTATACCGGCTTCTCAATTGGAGGCAAGTACGGCGCTCGTGTTACAAAAGGAGCCTTTAAACATTACGAAGCGATCCCTTCGGAAATATCTCTCGTTGATCGTCCTTGCATTCCTACTGCAACTTTCTTCGACATTCAAAAAGCTGATGGCACCGTGATGCAGAAGTCATTCCAAATAAAAGGAGAAACAACAATGCCAACCGAAATCGAATATCAAGTAGAAGGCACACCAGAACAGGCTGACGCGCTGGCGAAGTTGCTCGCTGAAAATAAATTGTCGATCGGTGATGCTGTTGCAGCTGTTGAGAAGGCGCTGATAAAATCTGTTGATGCCATGGTGGCCGTTGATCTTGCTGTAGCAGGTTACGACAAGGCAATTCTCTGCAAAATGAACGGTGATGAAATCATTGCGCTTGACACACTCGAAAAGCTAGCACCATTCGCAGACCCCGCCAACAACAAATATCCAATTGATAATCCAGCACAGATAAAAGCCGCGTGGACATACATCAACATGGAAAAGAATTCCGGCAAGTACACCGCAGAGGATCTGCTTGATGTTAAAAAAGCAATCAGCGATGCATGGATAGAAAAGATCGACAAAGCCGGTCCGCCAGCAGTTGAAAAGGCTGCGAAGATAAAAGACCTTAAAAAAGGAATGAGCGCAGTTTCAATGCTTGGCGACATGCTGCAAAGTCTGTATTATCTTGCATGCCAAGCCGTGCGTGAGTCTGCTAGCGAAGGTGATGATTCGCCTATCCCAGCACGCCTGAAACAGGTCGTGCTTGACATTGCTGGCATTTACAAGGACATGGCAAGAGAAGAGGCCGACGAGCTACTGGAAGACTTGTATTCAAACGATGAGCCAGTTCCCGAAGTGATGCAAATGGCATACGGCGTAGCAAATGATCTGATTAAGTTCGGAGCACGCAATAGTGCTTCCGACAAAGACATGCTGCAAAAAATGCACGATTTAACAAGCAAGTTGGGTGCGACATGCGCAACAATGGACGAACCTAAACAGACCGACGCGGGTGCTGGACTTGACACAAAAGACTCGGCACAGAGCACAAATATTCAAATGGCGCAAGCTGAACAGGCTGGCGACCTGATTAAGGTGTCAACAAGTCAAGAAGCTATTACGAAACTGGTTGCGGATGCAATGTTGCCGCTAAACAAGGCGCTTTCTGACGCAATGGAAAAAATTGCAAAACTTGAAGCGCAACCCCTCCCCGCAAAAGGCGTTCTGCGCGTGGTAGGAAAAGAAAATGATTCTGCAACAGAAGTAAAGAAAGTTGAAATAGCGCCTGTTGTTGGTCAAGACGGGAAAATTAACGAAGCAGCAACAATGTTCAAATCGATTCACTCACATGGTGGCGCCCCTTTGATCGGTGGGTTCCGTACTACTAACTAACAAGCCCGCACTGCGGATTATTGACCACATTAGCAACACCCGCCTCTAACACTGTGAAGTGCTGGGGCGACCGAATAAAACCTAACGCCGCGAGGCACTGGAGAACGAAATGGCAGAAAATGTAAACCCACAAGCAGTTATTGACGCGACACTTGCGTTGATCAAATCTTCTCAGCAAACACCAAACAACGAACTTGCTAAAGCATGGACACAATCTGGCTCAGCAATTTCCGGCATCACAGCCTACGACCTGGAAGCAGGCGCGAAGTTGTTGTATCCAGTTATCACTCCGTTGCGCAACCGCATCCCCCGCACCAGCGGAAAGGGCGGCATTCAAGCCAACTGGCGCGCCATCACTGGCGTCAACACAGGCAATTTGAGCATTGGTGTTGGTGGTGGTAACCGTTCAGGCGTTATGTCAAGCACAACCAAGGATTATATTGCTGCTTACCGCACAATCGGTCTGGAAGATTATGCAACTTTTGAAGCTGAATTGGCTGCTCAAGGTTTTGATGACCTTAAAGCCCGCGCAGTTGAAGGCTTGCTCCGTGCTTTGATGATTGGTGAAGAGAAGGTTATTTTGGGCGGCAACTCAAGTGTTGCTTTGGGCACAACTGGAACTCCTACGACTGCAACTGCAACAACTGGCGGTGCTTTGGCTGCGGCTACTTACAGTGTTATTTGTGTTGCTCTAGCATTTGACGGTGTACAGTCTGGCTCTATCTCTGGCGGTATTGTTGGCGCGGTTACTCGTACTAACGCAGATGGATCGACTGATAGTTATGGCGGTGGTTCTGCTCAGAAGTCGGCAGCGGCTACACAAGTCACCACTGGCGCAACTTCAACCATTTCCGCAACCGTTGCGGCGAAGGCTGGCGCTGTTGGTTACGCATGGTATTGGGGCACGTCTGGCAGCGAATTGCTTGGCGCTATCACTAGCATCAACAGCGTTGTTATTTCGGCGGCGGCAACTGGTACACAAAACGCTTCTGCTTTGACCGCTGCTGACAACTCAACAAACACTTTAGTGTTTGACGGTTTGCTATCACAAATCAACGCATCAGGCTCAAACAGCTATATTGCAACAATGGCAACCGGCACCGCAGGCACCGGTACTCCATTGACAAGCGACACCGCTGGCGGCATCGTTGAAATTGACACCGCGCTGAAATCTTTCTGGGACAATTATCGTTTATCACCAACTGACATTTATGTTTCAAGTCAGGAAATGATTAATATCACCAAAAAGATTCTGTCAGCAAGCTCTACCGCTGCTCAACGTTTTGTGTTTAACAGCGACCAAGGTATGTTGGCTGGTGGCTCGATGGTTCGCAGTTACTTGAACAAGTTCGCAATGGACGGCGCAGTGGAGATCCCAGTGCGTCTGCATCCAAATATGCCAGCTGGCACGATCATGTTCTTCTGCGACCGTCTTCCATACCCACTGAGCAACGTGTCAAACGTTCTGCAAGTTCGCGCGCGTCGTGATTACTACCAGATCGAATGGCCACTGCGCTCACGCAAATATGAGTACGGTGTCTACGCAGACGAAGTGTTGCAAAACTACTTCCCTCCTGCATTTGGTATGATCACAAACATTGCGAACGGTTGATAGAGTAGCGTAACAATATTCTTTCTTTCAAAATACCGAAGGAAAGAATGTTATTTACACTGGAGGAAACATGAAAGTATACGTTCCACAAGGTTCCACAGAAGTTTCAGTTCGCGGCATGACAATGAAGGCAGAATCTGACGGATCTATTGAAGTGCCGCACGAAGTTGCTCAAGAGTTGACAAGCGTAGGGTGTTCGTTTGTGCCGCATGCAAAGCCTCTCACAAAGGATCAGCAAGCATCCGCTGACAAAACCAAGGTAAGTGCACGTTTGAGCTATGACAATGCTGTGGCGGCGCGTGATGCGGCGCGTTCCGATTTGTTCGAGACTGAAGGGCGTGGAGACAATACCGCAACAAAAGAAGCCAAGGCAAAACTCGACCGAGCCGAAGCGAATGTTGTTGAACTAGGAGCGAAGCTATGAAACTGAATGTCCCCAAAGAATTCATTGGTGAAGTGCGTGATGCGGATGGCAAACAATACATGCCAGTTGATGGTGTCGTTGATGTTCCTGATAATAAGGTCACTGATAGTATGTGGGCTTATGGTTTTTCTCGTGTTGAGATTGTTGCGCGCGCTGTGGCTTTTAATAACACGAAGGATTGATCGAAATGAGCGATGGTGATTTGACAACGTTGGCAAATGCTAAGTCATGGTTGGCTGTGTCGACCACGAATGACGACGCGATCCTGTCGCGCTTGATCACCGCCTCAAGCCAATATATTCAATCGTGGCTCAACAGAACGTTCGCGGTTGTGTCGCAGACAGAAGTTCGCAATGGCACAGGCACTCAAACTATGATGTTTGGTGACTACCCTGTCGTGTCTGTGCAATCGGTTGTGGTAAATGGCACAAATGTCCCTGCGTCTTCCGATGGGATCAGCGCGGGTTATGTTTTTGACGCAAAAACAATTTACTTGATCGGA